TAAATTAGACAATCTAGGTTCGTAAGGACTAAAAGCTATATTCTCTGTAACTGCTCCTAAAGTTCCATATCTAGCGACATTAGATCCAAACCTGTCTAAAGTATTTTTTCCAAATCCAGGTGTTAAAAATCTATTTGCAACATTAGAAGCTACTGTAGTTCCTGGACCGGCGTAAGCTCTAAAAGGAGCTGTTGCTGTGTTTAATTTAGAAAAAGGTACTGCAAATTGAATTACATCTCTAATAAAAGGACCGCCAAAATATGTAGGATCTTCTACTTCTGGCAAAGTTGCTCTTGGCACACCAGAGTCTTTTCCTTTGTAACCAAATCTTAAACCGCTTTCTACTTCTTCCGTGTTTGGATTATCTCCATAAATAAATCCATAATCTAAAGCATCAGGTGTTAAAAAATTTGCAAAATCTAAAACTCCTTGAGTTAAATCCCTTCCTGCTCCTGCTACTGTTCTAAAAACATTTGAACCAAAACCAACGCTTTCTTCTGCCGTTTCTGGCACATCTTCTAAGTTAGTTTCGGAATTTACTTGTTGATTGTTTGTATTAAGAAAATTAGTAAAATCTTTTCCGGCTTTAAAATCATCTAATAAAGACATTACTCATTAATAACGATTTTGCAAAGGACTAAAGAAAGGATCTAAATTTTTTCTTAATTGCAAAGATGTATTTTCTCCGTCAGTTAAAAGGTCTTTTGTATCTACAATAATTCCATTTACTATATCTTTAATTCCTTGAACATTGTTTGCATAATCTTCGTAACTAACTCCCTTAATTAATTCTATTATTTCTTCTGGTTTTATGTCTGCTCCGTATTTATCAGAGTTGTTTATTAATTTTGTTAATTCTGCATTACTTGTTAATTGAATTTCTCTAAATTTATTTACACTCATTTGTCCATTTTGCACATAGTTAAATAATACTTCCGCAGGATTTTCTTTTAACTTGTCTTTTCCATACTCTAATAATAAACCTGGACTATTCAAATACAGGTCTTTGTTTCTAATAGTTGTATCAGTTTTTATCATATCTCTAGCATAGTCTATAATCGAATTTTCTTGAGTTCTTTTATCTTCTCTTGCTTGAATAAGAGATTGTGTGTTTTTTTGATTTAAAAGATTTGATTGAATTTGTAGTTGTTGTAAAACTTTTTTCATATCCATAGCATTTGGATCTTTGCCTTGTAAAGCTAAGCCAAACTTTCTTACTGCATCTAGTCGTTCCCTTCTTTTAGCAAGTTTATTTTCTCTTTTATCAACAGCTCCTATAGTTTTTTCAAGATTGTCTGTTACAGCTTCTTTATTTAGATTTTGAAACATTACTGGAGCTGAGTTTGCATTTACATCATCAAGTAATGCACTACCGCTAGGTCTAGCAGGACGATTAAACATTGGATTTATAGGATTGTTTGTCATAGCAAGATTTGCTTGAGTTCTTATCATGTCCCTTCGTGTATCATTAATATCATCAGGAGTAACCATGTTGTTATACATACTTCCTGCTTGTGGCGGTATAAAAGTAGCATTAGTTTGCGAACCAGGATTTGCAAAAGTGTTGCCAAATAAAACACTATTTCTCATTTTTAAAGCATCTTCATTTTGTTGCAATCTATCTCTGTGATTTTTAAAAGCTGTCAAAGCATCTGGAGTAACTCCCATATTGGCAAGAGTAAGCATATCTTTAAATTTAGGATCTATCATTTTAACCTGCTCCTGGCGGTCCGCCTAAAGCTCCTATTCCGGTTAAGAGTTTTCCAATATCTCCTATGTCAATTTTTGATTGTTTGGTTCTAGTAGTTCTACCAATAACATTTCCTGTATCTATATTGCCTACACCTGCATTTAAAATTCCTAGTGCTTCTAATGGCAATCTTCTATTTTCATCAAATCTATCCATTTCAGCATTTAATAGAGCTTGGTCTAAACCTCTCCTTCTTTCTCCCATATCTCCAAATAAACTGAACATATTGTATTGATCTGCTAGTAAATTATTTAATAAACCAGACTGCCTATCTAAATTTTGAGCATAAAGATCAGCTCCAATTCTTCTGGAAGTGTCTATTCTATTTGTATCTGCTTCTAATCTGTCCATAGCTTTATCAAAAGAAGACTGTCTTATTCCTGCTACTGTTTTGAGCATTTCTTCATCTAAGGCCCTAGTGCCTTCTTGTTCAAAAATAGCTGATCTATCTCCGCCAAAAGCTCCCATGTTTATTGCATCATCTTGAAGTTTTTGAGTACGCATATCTCTCATTCTGTCAAAATCATCAACAATAGTATCAATAAGCGGATTGCTAAATCTGTTTTCATAAGCAGTCATGTTTCCGTCTAATAAAGAAGCCGGATTATAAGAAGGAGCATCTAAACCAATCATTTCCATTAAATTAGTTCTTGGATCATAAGCCATAGAAGTACCAAAAAGTCTTCTAGCTTCTGCTTCTGCTTCTATTTCGTCTGGTGTTAATCCTGCAACTCTGTCTCCAGAAAAAACAGGACCTAGATTAGCGGCTCCGCCTTTAGCTATATCTGCTGATTGCTTAAATAATTCATCAAGATATTCTGGAACATCTCTTGTTTCTGTTTGCTTTCCTTTGCTAAAACTCATAATTTTTTTACTAAAAAAGTTTCTGGTTCAAAACCTAAATGCTTTATTTTTCTTTTCCAACCTGGTCTGCCACCACCCATAAGTTTTGTGCAACCTACAGTTTTAGCAAAAACCTCTATTTGTTCTATTATACCTTCTATTTCATCAAATTTACCACTTGCAAAAAGCAAGTTATATACTCTTTCTTGTGGAAAATTAATTAATTCTGCAACCATAGCAGAGTTTTTTCCAGGCCATAAATGAAAATATCCATGCCTTATTTTATCTTCTACATCATCTATAGTGTATGCTTGTTGATATGCAACGGCAGGTTCTAAAATTGGCTTACAATGATCCCAATATACTTCCCATTCTTCTTTTTTAATCTCCTTTTCCATACTCCACTAAACTAACAAAAACATTAATATTTGCATGACTAACTTGTATTTTTAGTGATTGTGCTGATTTTAAAACAAGATCTCTAGTTAATAATTCTACAGTACCATTTGCCGATATATTTTTTTGTTTAAATAAAAAATGATTAGAAGATCCGGTAGTTACTACAAGGTCTATAGTCGTTGCTTGACCATTATCATCTCCTACTAAAATAGACTCTATAACAGCAAAATCAAATTCAGTAGTACCTGGAGCTGTGTATATTGTTTCTAACGATCCTGTGCCAGAAACATCTAGTTTTGCATTTGTTACATTTTGTATGTATTGATTTTTACTAGCAGGTAATATCATCTTCGACCTCTAGCTTTTACATCTAGTCTAATTTTTCCAACTTGAAAATCTTGAGTTACATCTCCTTCTATTTTCATTTGTACCTGTCTAGCTGAAAATCTAGCGTCTGTATAACCACTAGGATTAAAACTAAAACTGCCAAAATCAGTTTCAGCTCCTAATGGATTAAAACGACCTGTAAAACTTAAAGTTATTGCCGGTAAATTTGTTGTTTCTTCGTCTGATAATATCTGATTTATTTGAGCTACTTTATCTCCAGATCCTATTTCTAAAGGACCTGTTTTGCAAAAAGGTTTTCTTGAACCTAATCCTGGCGAATTAAATAAAGGTCTATTATCATGTTCATAAATAAATCCACCGCTATCAGTAGCCAAAGGATTTTTAAATACACCTTGATCTATCCAAGCTCCTCTGTCTAGCTCTCCTATACTCCAAACATTGTCCAAATAATTCCAAATAATATATCTATTTGGGGATAATTGTGTTACTTCGCCAACAGGAAAAAACCACCAGATTTCGTTAAAATCTATATTGTGAGCTCCAAAAGTAGCTTGTTGCGTATTGATTTGCATATTGTCAAATATAAAATCATGCACATCTGATTTTAATTCTCTAAGCTGACCATTGTATGTAAAAAATGAATTTTCACTAATCCAAGATAAAAAACCACCAGAAGAAACAATACATCTAGGACTTATTGCTTTGCAATTTATACCTGCATCTTCAATACCATAAACAAATGGACTTCCTACATAATAAAGTTTGTTTATGCCTATATCAGTAAAAATAATTATGTCCCTGCCAAATCTATAAGCAAAATTTGCCTGACCACCTGTAGCTATTTGTAAGCTACCTGCTGTATTTCTAGCGGAAGCGGTCCAAGTAGTGTTATCTTCTCTGTCTGACCATGCTATCCTTCTAGGATCTCCGCTAGATCCTAGTGCTATTAAATGCCTTTCATTACTTACTACAAGGCCCTGACAACCGGTAGGAGAATTTGGTATTTGCGTTGCTATAGTATCTGGGACACCTGTATTAGAATTAGGCCGCCATTGATATAGCTTTCCGTCTGAAGGAAAACAAAAAACTAAATGTTCTCCCCAGTTATCAAAAGAAAAACTTTTTGTATCAAAATTTATTCCTGATGTACTTCTAGCATCTCCCCAATCCTCTACCCCATAATGATAAGCTCCATAACCAACAGAAGTAATTACATCATCAGCTACAAAACCTAGTGGAGTTATGTCATACCAAGTATCTTCATAAAAAACATTAACACCTGCTCTAGTTCCTACGACTAAAATTTCTTCTCCATTATTTGCATTGTAAGAATACATAGCTATTGGCACACTAGGAATTATTATTCTAAACGCCGAAGAAGTTGCAGAAGAAGTCGCAGATGTAGAAGCTGTAAAAGTAAAAGTTGTAGTGCTTGGAACAGAAGCTATAACAAATGTTTGACCATTAAGTTCTGTTCCAGGTATTCCGCCGGTAGCTGTATAATTTTCTATAACAAAAGAGTTTCCTACTATTAATCCATGTGCGACAGAAGTTGTCGCTGTTATGGTGTTGCTTCCGTTAGTAGTAGTTAAAGTTGTAGAAAAAAAAGTTCCTAAAGGATTGTTTCTAAATTTGGTCCAACCACCAAGTGGTTTTAAATAACCATTTTCAAATCGGACAAGATCTCCGTCCACAAATCTATTTTTATTTGCATAATCAGTTCCGTTTTTAACTATTCCGGCAGGTGGTGTTATTTCTACTAAAGCCATGATTTATCTTTAAGACAAATCACTAATAATTTGTCTTGCTTCTTCTCTTTTAGTTTTGATTTCTTCTGGACAAGGTTTTCCTGTATCTGCTTCTCTTATAATGTACCAATCAGTTTCGTTTAAAAAAACCTCTGCTCCTATAATTTTTTCTTGAGATGTTTCTTCTTTAGCTACATATTTAGAAGATCCGTCGTTTGCTATGTAATTGCAATTATTATCTACTGCATTTGACCATTGTTCTTCTGTAAGAGTTACATTAGGTTCTGGTATTTTGGTATGTATTGTGTCGTCGTAAAAACCTAATAAAAAATTATTTTCGTCTATGTGTGCTATTTTTGCCATTTTAATAACCTATTGCCATAACTCGTCTAAAGCCAGGATTAACACTTGTTGTAAATGTAGCAGAAGTTGTGCTAACAGAAGACACACAGTTAGTTCCTTGTCCTGGATTATTAGTTCTTTCATCATGGACACTAACAGCTAAACAAACGCTAGGAAAACTTAAAGGAAATGTCCAAGTAGGAGTCCATGACGCTTGATAATGTCTTTGAAAACATATTTGCAAACCATTAGCAAATCTAATGTAACTTCCATTTCCGCCTGTAGTAAAGGATCTTGTTGAAGCTAATGTTGAAGAAGTTAAATAACCGCTATTATTAGTCCATTGAGATATATTACCGCTTTTATTAGTAAAAAATGTTGAGCTACTTCCGGTGGTTTTGGAGTCTAATTGAGATTGAATTGCAGAAGTAAGGCCATTTAAATATTGAAATTCTGTATTATTAACAGTTCCGTTTGCAATTTTTTCAGCATTTATTGCGGCGGCGGCGGCAATACTAGCATCTATTACCGCATTAATACCTAATTGATCTGCTCCTACTGCATCATCAGCTATCATAGATTGCTCTACTACATTTGATCCTAAAGTTATTACTCCAGAATTAGATATAGTTGCATCTCCGCTTAAAGGAACAGGAACAAAATTTGTGCCGTTAGCTACTAATAAATAAGCATCATTATTTCCGCCTACTTTTAAAGTTCCTGCAACATTTAAAGTTTTTCCGCTTCCTACATTAAGGCCAACAGAAGTTCCAGATCCAAGAGCGTTAAAAATAGCATCTACTGCGTCTAAATTTGCATTGATCTTACCACCCCAAGTATTCGTACTTGCTCCTACTTCCGGTTTGGTTAAATTCAATATGTTAGTAAATGTGTCTGCCATAGGTTAAATTATATCTTAGTTATGTAATTTTTTTATAAAATTTTATTTTGAGATAGATATTATTCTTGCGTTATTTTCTGATATATTTTTTATATCTATAATATTACTTGTTAAT